TGAGCCTAAAGCTCACAGTCGCTTGGACCCCGAATCAACAATTACCCTGAGCAAAACGATTTAAAGTATGAGAAATGTGTAATCCTCCTAATTAGGAATTAGGGGCAGTCCTACCACAATTGGGCTGTATATCTGGTCACTGCGCATTATCGGAAATATGTCTTAATAACTTAGGTCACTAATTGCCAAATACGGGTCACGAAGTGATCGTACAAGGTCCCCACACAAGCCTCCGGTAGGATTAGTCCCACCGGTCAAGCCGGGCATAGCTGAAATGCTGTGTTTGTGTGTACTAATGGGCGTAAGTAGACGTCTAACAGGTAGTTAGTCCATAATTGCCTGTATACAAGATACGATGCGATCCATCGGGATACCGAAAGGTTCCGACGGGGGTGGTTTGGTGCTTTTGTATACGTAACAGGTATAATACTTAACCGGAGAAATACCGGTATTAGGTATCAAATACTATTACGTCCCTACTAAATCGTGCTGCCATCACTCGTGTACCGGATACGATCACTGGAAACCTAAGGGCTGGAAAGCCTATGGTTCTGAGAGATCCTCCGATGAGAATAATAGCAATGCAACGATTCTTATCTTTCTTAAAATCTTTGTACGCGGACCTATCCGTTCGAATAGTTGAGTCTATGGACTTGGTGAATTCGTTAATCATAGGAGCGGTTAAAACCGTTTCCTGGACTAGCGAAGGACCTAAACCACAGGCTCAGCCTAAACGATGGATTAAGGAAAGCGAAACTCGGTGGATCCGATATCGGAATGTTAAACTTGGACAGAAAGTCCCTGTTCTAGCACTCGCAGATAAAGGTGAATTCCAGAGATTTGCAAAGATAGTAAGTTGGATTATAGGAAACAAAGCATTGTTGCCACACTTCACCGAATTCTTGCGAAGAGTCGAACGGATGATCCTAACGAACTCCTCTACGTATTGTTTTAAATACTTGAAAGAGTGTTTGAGACTTTCCGTACGGGCACTTGCTGGTAGTCCCGAGACAATGACCAATTATTCATCGGGTGAGATTCGTGTAAGACGTGATTCATGGGGATTCCCCACTATCATGCCGTTACAATTGAGACTTATTCTTCAAGCATATGTAATTGCTTCGAAGGATACGGTTACTGCCACAGACACTCCTGAGCTTTTCCAAGCCCATGGTGTTATGGTACGTGAACCGTATATAATAAATCCTCAATCTCAGCGGAATATAGTTGGTGTATTAACCATGCTATCTATCTTCAGGGTGTTCAAAACGCAAGTAAGAGCATCGGTAGGTACGATAGTTAAACCTTTTCATGGTTTTATCAGAACGCTTCCGAGTGGCCTTATTCATGACGCACTGGTAATGCTAAACAACCCAGTTGTAGTCCGAAAAGTTGCTTCGTTTGGACCTACCGGAATGATCGAAAGAACAATAGTTAAACGGGGAACGGGAACCTCTACGCCAAATTTGACGTGGGGGAACTTCGAACCTCATAAATCACTTAAAGCCGGTCCTAATGGATCTATTTCTACATGGTCAGCTGCTCTTGACGCAATTGCATTTCTGCATGAGCCAAAAGCTGGATTCGCTCTTCTTAGAATTATGTATTCTCAGAAAGCTTATCTGTATATAGCCTGGTTTATATTCCTGAACTTAACGTTCGGTGTTATATATTCCTGCTGGTATACACTGTATCGTGTAGTCTTAGGTCTATTAGCTCCCTTCCCTAGAGTCTTCCATACTGTTCTTCCTTTCTTTAAAGATTGGAGAATAGCTATTGGTAGATTCTCTGGAGAGAGAAATCGACTTTATTGTGGTAAACTATCAGTTGTTTACGATCAAGCCGGAAAAGCAAGAGTGGTTGCATCCGCCAATTGGTGGACACAATCATCATTGCATGGTCTTCATCGAAGTATCTTTAACCTTCTAGGTAATCTGAAACAGGACGGAACACATAATCAAGAAGCTGCATATGATCAGTTTATCGCAAATTACGATAAAACTGCTCTTATGTCAGGTTTCGATTTGAGTGCTGCCACTGACAGACTTCCCATAGAATTACAGGCATCAATTCTTGATGCTTGCGGTATATCGGGATCTACTTGGATGGAAAGTTTAGACGTTACTTATTGTACGCCGTTTCAAAACATCGAAGATGTAAGTGAGGTTAAGTATGCCGTTGGACAACCAATGGGTGCTTACTCTTCATGGGCAATGCTGGCTCTAACACACCATGTTATAGTTACTGTTGCCGCCATTAATACAGGAAACAAAGACAGAATTGTAAACTATGCTGTGTTGGGTGATGACGTTGTTATTAATAACACGGCCGTTGCTTCAGCATACGTAGATATAATGTCAGCGTTAGGTCTTGAGATTTCTGAAGGGAAATCCGTGATATCTTCTCGATTCACGGAGTTCGCTAAGAAACTTCGAGGTCCTAACGTTAACTTCAGTCCTATTGGGCCTGGAGCTGTCCTTGCTTCTTGTAGAAGTGGTTACATGTTCCCTGCTTTATTTCGGTCTGCTCTAGGTAATGTGATTCTTTCACCAAGCGAGATTCTAGATCGCATTCAAGATATTCCATCAGGTCTAATCGCAAGAAAAGACTTGACGAAATATATGAATGTAGTTTTATGGCAGTTGTTGGGGCCTTCAAGTCCTCTTGCGAAAGTTCAGTCTTTCTCGGTCCAACCATTACTGGCTAGACTGGGAAACGTTCCTGGGTTACCACAAGGAGGTTTTATATTCGAGCATATAAAAGATTCTTTATCGAATCTCTTTGTACGTCGAATACGGTCACAACTTCGTGTATCGCACTTACCAATGGTATACTTCTTATTAGGAAGTTTTACCATCCGTGTTAGTGGATCGCCATTTATGAGCCTTCTAGAACTGCTCATGAAACCGTTTAATCCCGGCTTCTGGATCTTCTTCTGGGCGGCTTTCACCGCCTCGAATAAACTCAATGAACATTGGGATTCCGTCTTTGGTTCGTTCCCGCCTATGGAAATGGAGCCGAGTCTGAGAGCTCGGGAGATTATCAGAATATTATCTGAGAATTCCCCCGAAGTATCAGTACTTCAGTTAAATTTCTCTAAGGCAGAGAACAAGCTCCGAGCCAAATTCTTCAATGATTTGATGAAAGACATGAATAAAAGATATTCATTCTCTAATCGCTTCATGAATGCAAATTGGCTGGAACTACCTCAAGGGAGTCAACGTTCGCCTCTTTATCCATTTATGGATCCCACAAAACTGTCTGAAATGGACATCTATCCCAAAACTAATGTTTCGGTGACTGATCCCAAATTAAGACGGTGGTGGAATTCACTGTGGAGAAGCTAAGAGTTCGGCTACGAAGAATAGCCACAATGTTTTGGAGAGTTAATCTAACTTCACGTCTGTCTAGACGTTACTAGATCCGCGGACTGGAAATTGCGGGCCAGTCTCAG